CCGCTGACAATTATTGTATGCGGAGAATTGACTTACATTGTCAAGTTTTCAATGGAGCATTTGATTAACTTGGTGGATGTCCACAGATAGTTTTTACACAAAGCATTGAGTAATTTTGCTCAATGGAATGAGCAATTTTAGAAAATTTTGCTTATCCGAATGTGCAAAATAGGGTGAAATCAATGGTCTGCCCTGCGTTAAATCGCTTCACAATTTCGAACCAATGCTTATCAGGTACCACTTGACACCCTGCTGACCACTTATTTACCCAATCACCCAGCCCGGCACGGTGAAAGTTGATGCCAAATAACCCGAACTGCGTCACCTTTTGATCAAGTTGTCTGTCTTTTGTGCCATCCCGGTAAATAGTAATAGGCAAAATCTGCTGAAAATAAGGAGCACCAAGCCACAAATTAGACCATTTTGCACCTGTTACAAAGCGGTGTGAACCGACAACCTGCTGTTCAGCGGCCACAGCTGTGCCATTTATCCCACCAACGGTGAGAGGATTGTACACATAGAAGTCACCTGCGGTGGTGGATGCAGGACAAACATAGACAATTTGGCCGTATTTGTACACCACGCAGAAATCTTCAAACTTATTTGTCAGCTTATCATCCGTGCGAAGCCATACAATGCCGTGATATTGCGGCAACCACTTACGTTTTTTCAGTTCATTAGCAATGTAATTGGCGAGTGCTTCGGTGGATTTCGGGCCGATAACCCCATCCGCTTTTAGGTTTGCCCCGTTTTTGTTCAGTAGTTCTTGTAGCTTTATCATTTGGCTATGAATAATAATGATGATAATATTGCGATATTTCGCCACGCATTTCGTTTCCTACGCATTTTATTGTTATCTGTGGCACATTGTACCAACTGCTCATTTTGAGTGGCTGTAATGGCTTCTAAATGCGTAATTGCACTATCCTGTAATTTTATGACTTGTTCTTGGCTGTAAATTACCACGCTGTCATCGGAGATAATCTCCCAGCAAAGTTGATTTTCGTCAATCAGTGCGGCAAGTTTTATCGTGTCCTGTTGAAGTTCGGTAATGGTCAGCGTGTCGTGGACATATTTTGTCCTAATTTCACGGATGCGTTTTACCTTTTCAGGTCGGTTAACCAACAGCACAGCATACTCATTTTTGATGCTGTCAATTTCGGCATTTAAACTATCTACCAGTCCTGTGTCTGCCTGTGGTTTTTGTTGTGTCGGGCAATGCCCAAAGACAAGCACAATGCCAAGTACACCACAAAGCACAAAAAGCCAATCACTTCTTTTCATCCTCCGCAAAGAAATTGGTCACGAACTTGCCGACCGCACCGCACACACCTGAAATCAGCATCAACTTGGGATTGTCAAGGTTAAGCCCGGCAACGAACAAAGATGCAGCGGCAATGCTGTCACCCAAAACACGGAAACGCTTGGGGGTTGGTTTGAAATATCCTTTGAGTTTCATCTTCCTTGTCCTCGATATGGTTTTGCTGACTTGTGTTTGTTTGCTGACTTCGTGTGTCTGCCCAGTTTCCGTTTGCTTTTCGGTTGCCATTTTACTATCTCCTTACTTTTTGCCATACTTGAAAAACTTATAGATGCCGATGCAGGATAAAACAAGGGCAGCGGTGAATGACAGGAATTGAATTAATGGCAGCAATTTTGCAGCAGCACCAGCTAACCATAACAGCCAACTACCTACGATGGTTTCAGTTTCGTTTTTCATCAGGGGAATGGCGGTGCAGGTTTAGGAACGTATGGAATAAGTGGCAGGTTTTGCACCCACATAAAATCAGGGTTAACGCACTGACTGATTTCTTCAACGGAAATCACCCACCTATCGTCATTGTCCTGAATGGGGTTAAAATAGCTGTCATCCATGTACCATTGTCCGACAATCAAATCTTTGTCAGTTTCAGTCAACAGCCCTACATATTGGCTGTAATTTTCGGGTGCTATTTCGGATAGTTTATACATTTCGTGAAAGGGTTGTTTGGTATGCTTGAACTGCGGTATAAAAATTAGCGGCTTCGGTGTCGGTTAGGCCGTCACCGATGGAAGCGAAGGCGCATTGTCTATCACTATATCTTGATACAATTGTATTGTTTCTATTTTGTGCGCCAATATAAACTGGAAAAGGCGGCAATCCTGTATTTTGTGCGCCTGTTAATCTTTTAGTTCCATTTTTATCAAGTATTACATTGGTTGCATCATTTCTTCTTGCAATATAAAACCCGGTAGAATTTGTGTTTGAAACATTTGGATATAAATTGTTACCTAAAATAGGTGTTGATAAATTTCCTGTTTCTTTAATTAATAATGATGCTTCTGGATTTGGTAATACTAATTGAGCAACACCCATTTCACATTTTGTACCTGCAACGGTATCTAAACGTGAATAAAAAGATAAATGTGCAGATGATGAACTTAATGTATTAGCAGCAAAATAAGTATTTGCATAACCATTAGTTCCATTTGGAGTTGCACCTGTTGAACCATGCGTCCACCCGCCTGAAAACACCAATCTAAACGCAGCGTCTAAATCTCTTGGATCTTTCAAGTTCCATTTATGGGTTGTAGCAGTGCCACCAACAAAAGGATAAAGTGCTTTCATCTTTGTCCAAATGCCATAACCTTTCAAGTCAGTTACCAACGTATTGATGGCTGATTGCTGTGTTGCATCAGTTATCCCGGCAGCATCAATAAACGCTTGTGCATCGGCATCAGTGCCACCGCCTGCCGCTACAAATGACCGAACACCAATCCTTATCATACGTTATACGCTACGATGCTTCCGCTTGTCAGTGTAATGCTGCTGAACCAATCACCTTCGGAAATCGAAATAAACGTGCCTTGTTTCAGGGTTACACCTGTCAGTCCAAGGGTTGTCATTACGCTGCTACCTGCTTTGTCAAGGGCAGCGGAAACAACTGCATCTGCGTTAACTACAAAACCCTGCCAACGGCCGGTATTTGCGCCTGTTCCTGATAATACCTTGCAGCCAGTGAAGCCGCTCATAAATTCTGTTGCTGTACTCATTTTATTCTATTGTTGGGAATGTTAAATTGTTATTGGGGGTGTCGCAGTAATCTCTCAAATTTGGGCAATGATATTCGATAACGGCTGCAACTCCGCTAACGATGTCCGTTTGGGCGTCATAAAATGGGGTAATGCTGTCGTTGATTACCCATGTTCCTGCGATGTTGTTTCGGTACACATAACGTAGCATTGAGTAAATGTCCAGCATGACCGTGTGCATATCGCTGATGCGCTCTACCGCATCGGTAAAATCTTCTCTGTGCCTGTCAGCAATGGCAACCGCAAAGCGGTAAATCACCTTGTCAACGGTCACTTGACTGCCATCAGGAAAAATCCGCATTAACGGATAAAGCTGCTCACCGCTTGTATTGATATTGGGTTCAATATTTACGATGGTTGCCTTTATCTGCTTGTGGTTGTTTCCCGCAGTTTCGAGTGCTTCCAGTAGTTGGTTGATTGTTACCATTTAAGTAGATTTTCAGTTTGTTTTCGTTTTTTGTCCTGACTTTATTCATGAAAAGAAACCACGTAAAAATTTATAGTCATCATCTTCGCCCAGATAAAACCCACCAAATAAGTACTGGTTTTGTGGATTGATTACATCCAAGCCACTTGCAGGGTTTTGGTATTCGGGGAAAAGTGTATCATTTTCGGCAAGGTACAAACGCAATCTTTCAGCGTAGTATTCCGCTTTATTTTGGTAACGCTGCTCAATCATGCGAAGCTGGTCAACATCCACCGCATTTGCATTTTCTGCTCCGCGACTTGCCGCTGACTTATTCATCATTTTGTAGGTCAATGGAAGCATACTATCCAAAATCACGTAGTGATACAGGCAAGGTGCAACGTATTTATTGACCAATGTCAAGTAATTACCACCAAGCCCGGCTCCGTTAATGTCATCACAAATCTTGTCATATAGGGTGCTGCCCAAAATATCACGGATATAAACATCCTGTGCGGTACGCATGGCAGTTTGAAGCAACTTGCTATCGACATTCTCATCGATAGGGGTGTTCTTCTTGACATCCTGCTCACTTACAAAATATGCGAAATTAGCCATTGTTTCTTCTCCTTACTATTCTTTGTTTCCATTCGTGTCTGCAATGCGGAATATGCAAAGGTGGTTCGCTTTCAGGCACGGTGTACCACCCACCCCTGCGAAGCCATACGCTATAACCTAAAATTGCAGACATCTGGTCGATTTCTTCACGGGTGTAAAGTTTGCCCATGTCCACCATACGAAGGCAAAACTCACGACTTTTTCCACCGGGTTGCAATGGCAACGCATCAGGGTCTAAATCGTACTTGTATCGCAGTTCAAGTTTGGGCAGTTCTGTGTCGGCAATTTCACCCCTACCGATGTCGGTAATTTTGATTGCATTGTTTGTCCAGTTAATCTTTCCGCTGTCCTGCAACTGCTTCAAAATCTTGATGACTTCTTCTTCGCCTATTTTGGTGGCGGTGGAAATGTCTTTCAATGTGGCTTTTTCATCGGAATTTACCACAGCCAGTACCCTTTTTTCTTTGGTGGTAAGTTCAAATGTTAATTTCACTTCCTCAAATTCGCTTTCATCAGCCCCAAATTTGGCAAAAACTGACAAGTCATTATCCGACCATTTGTGAAATTCGCAAGTGTGACCGTCAAACTTCTGCGCCTGAATGGTTGTGTTTTGCAATCCGAGTGCTTCACGTGCTTCCTCACGGCTTACAATGCCAAATTGATACAATGCAACGTAATCAACACCGAGAAAGTCGCTGTCTTTTGTATCTAATTCAATACCGGGGTAAACGTATTCAAGGGTATTTTCAAGGCAAGTGTCAAGTTTTACTTGTCGCTTGTTTACGTATGATTTGTGGAAAAGTTCATACGCTTCAATCATTTCATTACGCTGACCAAGTGCGCCTTCGGTTGCGTAACCGAGCAGAATTTTCGGGAAGTTGTGGCCGATAAAGATTTCATCCTGTACCGTTTCGTTCAGTTGCAGGAATTGTTTGTCCATGTCGCTCGGTTGCAGGTGTGCAATCTCCGCAGACTTTTCGTTCATCTCATTGAACTGAATAAGCACACCACCTGCATTGTCCGTGCCGGTTGTTTTCTGCTTGAACTTGCGCTCAAAGTTAAAGGCAATTTCCTCTGTCGGCTGTCCTTTGAACAACTGAACCAGTGTGCCGTTGGCAAACCCGTTGCGGATGTTGTTATTGTGGAAGTTGGCTATCTCAACATCGATTTCAATATACTGCAAACAATGCTGATAAGGTGGAAGCGGATAAACACCCAAGGCAGGTGCATATTCACGGAAGTAGAATAATTGTACCTCCATCGGCTGCGCCTTATTTGGATTGAACGGGGCATAATGCTTCATGTCCTCATGCTTTGCCTTTTTCCAATCATCGGCATACATATAGATTTCGTGGTCAAGTGTCCGAATGTTGCTGAAATCTACGTGGTAAAGTGCAGAAATTTGCCCCACTTTGTTGTAATGTACCTCATACGCAAACCCGTTAAACAATTCATAGTCCAGTGCAAGTTTATTTTTGAACTCTTGTATTCCCTCGTATGGGTTAACGTATTCAATTACCTTAACTGCGCTGGGGTTGCCATCCACCAAGGTTTCTTCACCTGCCACAAAACGGGCTTTCTGCCTTACAATAGCCCCATGTTTTGGGCTTCTGTTGTAAAATTCAAGTAACGTATCGGGAAAATCATTCTTTTCCCCAAAGGTCACGATGCCTTTATTCTTGTTTTCCTTGAATTTAGGCAACTTTGACTCCGTGAAATTTATGCGTATTAAATCGAAACTCATCCTATATGGTGCTGCTTAATGGTTGTATTGACCTCATGGTCGTTAAATGCGGTATGCGATGCGGTAACATAGGCCAATCCCCGGTCAATTTCCTGTGATGCAAGTAATGGGTTGGTATTGGTCGAGGAAGTTTGTGCGTATAAAGCCCAGTAATGCGTACCTACGGCCAATGTTTTTGCGGTGCTGCTGCCCTCTACAAATGAAAATAACTGGTATCTGTTGGGTGCTGTGCTGGTATCGGTTACAATAAATGCCTTTTGTTCCTGCGACATTTCGGACTCAAACACCAACAGATAATACACGGGAGAAACGGTCACCTTTTCTCTGCCTGTGATTATCAATTCGGGTGTTCCTGCTTTGGTTATGTACAGCATCCTATCTATATAAGTAGGTCGATTTCATGTTAAACAAAAAAGGTGGGTTTCCCCACCTTCTCTTGATTTTGATTTTTTTTATCTATAAGTTATATTGTTACCCCATCCATTATGCATTAAATGTTTTGTGCAGTCCCTTAAGTCAGTAAACTGCGCACAATCTTGACCAGTTCCTTTTCCATTTCTTATTGAATAAAAAATACCATTTTTGTTTTTTCTTACCTTAATGCATCCAGCATACCCTATTTGTATATGTGTAAATCCATTGTCAATTGCAATTTTCACCTTATTATGAAAATCTAAATTTACGGCATCGCTATAAGCCTGTTTTTCTTCTTTACTCAAAGCCATTAAATCTTGATGACTCAAAGCCATTATTTCTTCATGGCTCATTTCTGTGATTTTTTTTGTGTTCATGGTATTTTGTGTTTGTTTCATGTAGCAAAGGTAATATAAAAAACTATACTTGCAAGTGTTTTGTAAAAATATTTTTATTTTTTTTTGACCAAACAAAAAAGGCCGCCAAATGGCGACCCTTTCTGCATGAAAACACTATGAAAAAATCAAAGACCCAGCGAAGTTACAACAGCGGCCTGAACTTTCAAAGGTAAATCGGTCTCTTTGTGGAGAAAATTTAATACATGACCTTTGAAGTCACCGAACGCCTGTCCGAAGTTTGTTTCACTTTGCTGCAACTGAACACCATAGTCAGCACCCAGCAGCCAGTAGTCACCACTTGCATCAAGGGCAATGGCTAACATTCTGTTCTGTGCGAGAAGTTTAATCTCGTTACGCTGTGCGGTAGTCACTTTGTGCAAACGTGCAACCAAGTCAGCTTCGTAAAACACGGTTCCGTTTTCAGTAGAAGGAATGGTGCGCCATGTCATAGAGCCAGTTTCCTTTTCAAGCTCATATTTGAAGTAGCTTTTGCCACCACTCAAAGTGTGGGCAGAAACTTCGCCTGATGATTTGGTTAATGTAGATTTAGCATCGAATTCCACGAGCCAAATATTTTTAATGCCGGCAGCAGCCGTCTTGCAGTCAAGGGTGAACCCCGAAGTTAATTGACAACTCATTTCTTTTTTTTATTAAAAAGGGGGGTAGGGTTTTTCCCCACCCCCCGGGTTAAACTTTCTCTATTCGGTTAAAATTAGAGTGTGAAAAGAACAACTTGCTCAGGGTAAGCAACCTGACATCCGTATTTGAAAGCGGTGTGGAATTGTACTCTGCGCTCGAAAGGATTGAAGATAAATTCAAACTCTTCTTCTTCGTTCATCATGTCAGTACCCAAGAAGAAATTGCTCCACAGACCAGCAACGATTTTGTTCGTTCCGTTCATGCCATGCAGACCGTAAATCTTGATGCCAGTGATAGGGTCAACAATCTCCATCTCTGCGATTTCGTTTGCAGGGTAGTGGAACAGGTTAGCAGTTACCAACCACTGTCTGTAAAGACGGAAAGTATCTGTACCCATAGCAATCATCAGGTCAGGTTTTCCAAGCAGTTCAGCAGGGATAACGCTGTAAATGGTAGTGATGATGTCATCGATGTTGGAAGCAGTGATAGAAGCGTAAGCGTTAGCCACGTTACCTTTGATAGGGTCACCTGCACCACCGAAACCGAGGTCTCCGAGGATAGTCAGGAAGCCATCCCAGTAACCCAAGTTGCCAGCACCGCCTGTGGTATCACCCTGCCAAATTGAAGTTTCGATAGCTTCGGCAATTTTGGCAGCTTTTTCAGCTCCGATTTGCTCGGTGAATACACCCATGTCGATAGCTTCACCTGCGGCAAGAGCTTTCTGTGTGTATTTGGTTTCAAGGTCTTTGGGGCACAAAGTTTCCTGAACCTTAACTTTTCCAACGGTCAGTGTGCGCTTGGACAGGGTAGTGTTACCGCTTGTCTGATAAGAGCAGCTGTCAGATTGGAAGTAAACGTCTGAATACAGCAAAGGCAGTATTTCAGCAGATTTGATACCGGGGAGAACCTGTCCAGCACCCTGCAACAGACGTGCAGTTTTGGCGGTGAACATCGCTTTGGTCAGAAGGTTTAAGCTCTCTTCTTTGGTGTAATTGGTGAGACCTGTTACGTCAAATGCCATGATTTTATTTTATTTTTTGATTGATTTGATTGCGGAAACAAAGCCAAAGAAATTTTCCTCTTTTTCGGGTTTAACTGAACCGAATGGCTTTTTGCTCGGCTCAGGGGTGGTGGCTGCGAACTTTTCAAACACGCTGAAAGTTTCTTCAACTTTGCCCAGTATGTTTACAAGTGCAGTTTCAAGGGTAGCGATTTTCGCTGCCAGTTCTTCGTTAGCGGCACGGAGTGCGTCGAACTGCTCAACGGATGCAAACTGATTTTCAACCTCAACTTCCTCAACGGGAGTTTCTTCTTTGGTTTCAATCATTTCAACCACACCATCTTTGGTAGTTACCAAAAGACCAGTGGTAGTTTCATGCACTCCATCGGGAGCAGGAACGATACCTTCTTCGCCTTTAACATTCAATAGCATTCCAGCGGCAAGTTCCTCACCTTCAAAAACCACGATAGTTCCATCAACCAAAGTCAACTCACCAAACGCAGCAGGCACAGGTTCTTCGCTGAAACGCTGTTTTACCTCTGCCATGAATGCGGCAAGAGATAACTTCATTTCGGCTAATTCTGATTTAAATTCCATATATCTTAAAAGGTAGTTATGTTTTGCCCTATGCAAAATTTTTCAGCATGGCGGTTATTTCACGCATCATTTCAAGGACTTCATCCTGTTCTTCCATGTCAAAAAGCCCCTCAACGCTGAAACCTTTCCATTCGCCATCCTTAACTTTTGCCCATATTTCCTCATTGTCTATTAAATAGGTCAGGAACCAGCTGCCATCCTTTGCATCTTCGTACCCGGTGGGTGGCATCACACCACGTTTGCGGTCAATGAAGTATGACTCAATCATGTGAACACCCTCTTTCACGGGGTTGGCATGGTCGGTATTGACTGCTTTATAGGCATCATTGCGGACAAATTTCTTTGCTATCTTCCAAATGGTGTCGGCATCGAATGTAACGTAGTACTCACCCCTGATATCATCGTAGCGGTAAATGGGTAAATCGGCCAACATTGCAGGGCCTGTGACAATGCGCTTTTCTTCGGATTGAACCGAGTATGCCTGACGCATATCAATCTGCTGCAATTTGCGACTTGCCCACTCAATACCTTCGTCACCACCCCAAGCCAACCACATCAGGCGGCCACATCCGTCACCTAATTCCTTGTCGCTGTTTTGCCTGTGCCTTTCAAACCCTGCCATCCTTGCAATGGTGTCACGGGTAATGGCTTCACCATTGGCTAACTGATTAGCCCTGATTTTACCAACCGCAGTTCCGCAGTCACCCCATCCGTTTTCTTCGGCCCAACGGAGTGCAACCTTTGCATTTTCTTTGGCCGCTTCGGGGTAGTCATCATAGCTTTCAAATTTCTGTCTGCTTTCCCATTTGCTGTAACAAACGGCTGCCGCTTGTTCCTGCTCCATTCCTTCGCCAATCATTACCGGGATGCAACGGCTGATAAATTCATCTTCGTTTTCAGTCGGGCCCGGTTCAACAAATTGCTCATTGAACAGCATGAAGTCTTTTTGTATGGCTGGTCGGTCAACGAGAGAAACAAACTCCACGCCTGTTTCGTCATCATCATTGACCACAATTTTGTACACTGGTAATTCCATAATTATAAAAGTAGGTTTAAACGACACTTGTATTTCTTAACCTGCGGACACGGGTCTGCGTTTTGGTGATGTCACCCTCTAACACATACACCCTGCCCATGCCACCGAACTGCCCTTCTTCGGGTAGCGCACCGCCTGTGAGTGGGGTCATTGCACCGGGGCTTTGTGCTGGTGTGCCAGTTGCACCACCTCCACCACCTATATCTTTTGACTCAAATTGTGTTTGCTCAATTTTACGCACTCTTGCCACACCTGATGCTATTGCAAGGGCAGCAGCAATAGCAGCACGAACAGGCGCATCGGGTGTCGTTATAGCCATTTGTGATGCGTATGCCGATTGTGCAGCTTGTATAGTCTCAACAATCGCTTGTGCTATTGATGCTTTTTTCTTAATCTCAAATGCCTTGCGTTGCTGTTCTTCCGACTTTCCTGCAAAGGCATCAGCAAGTTCAGCAATAGCACCAAATCCACCAGCAGTCAATGCAACCATTTGGGCTTCTGCATCCTTTTTATCTTGAATTTCTTTTAAGCGTATCTCTTCTTTTTTCTTTGCTGCTTCCTCTTCAAGTTTTACTTCCTCTTCGACTTTCTTTTTATAATCTTCAATATCTTGGAATGCACGTTCAATTCGTACTTCACGAGCATTTCTTTCAAAAGTTGCTTTTCTTTCTTCGCTTTCTTTTGTGCTTTTTTCGGCAAGTTTAAAACTCTCGGATAAAATAGAATTTCTTAATTTAAGCTGTGCTTTTAATTTTTCTGCTTTTGTTGGCTCTTGTGCTTTATTTAGTTCTTTCTGCGCTTTTGTTTGTTTTTCAAGAGTTGATTTTACTTCCTCGGCAGTTGCGATAGATTGGCCGTGAAGAACAAGTTGTTTATTTCTTTCGTTGTTGTAAACTTTTGTGGAGTCATTAACATCTTTTTGTGCTTCTTTTAGATTTGCAAAACCACGTTTTGCCAATTCTTGTGCGCCATTATTTATGCCTGTCAATGCACCAACAGCCCCAGCGTAAAACTTATCCCATGAAGAAGTTTGCTCATCAAGGTCACCCGTTTGTAATTCCAATAAACGTTTGGTTTTTTCCTGCAAGATTTGGGATGCCGCTTCTGTCCTTGCACGTTGGGCAATCAACAATATCTGTTTTTGTGTGCGGATGTTCAACTGCTCCAATGAATTTGCGTTGGCAATATTCACATCATCGGTTGCAATACCTGCTTCTTTCAGTTTGTCAAGCGCACCTTTTCTTTCTGTTTCACTCTTTTTGGTGTCCTGTACAATTTTATTGTAATACTGCAAATCAGCCGCCTGTTGCCTTGTCAATCCCTCGGCAACTTTCATGGCAGCGTTCATCTTGTCCATTTCGGACTTGGCCAATCCAAGCGCAATCTTAATGTCATCCCAGTATGCGGCAACGGTTGCAAGTCCTGTCAAAAGCAATCCAAGCCCGGTAGCCATGAAAACCTTGGATGCGGTGGTCATTTCTTTGAATGCCTTTACTGCATCTTGACCAAGGGTTGTGAATTGTTTTTTTGCCGCATCCAAACCTTCCAATCCCTGTGCGAATGCCATTGCACCTTGCACTTTTAAAAGGGCTTTTTGCACATCTTCGCTTTCAGCACCAAACAAAGCCATCGCACCCTGCGCAGCTTGGAAGCCATTTGCAACCCCTTTGGCTATGGTGTTAATTCGATTAAACTTGTCGGGGTGCAACGCCTGAATTTTCTCATTCAGGTCATCCATTTGGTCTTTAAGCCCTGCAACCCTTTGAGCTGCTGCCGCTGCTTCGGGTGAAAATTCACCAAACTGCTGTGATAACCTTGCAGCTTCCTGTGTAGCTTCCCTGATTTGGGTTTTTATAGATTTGAAGCTGTCAAGCCCTTGCGCTAATTTGGTAACCTTTTCGGCTGCTGCCTGTGCTTCCTTGCTGCTCTCACCAAATTCTTTCGCAATCTTTTTGGCTTCGGCTTCGGCTGCCTTGATTTCTTCTTTTAACTTTTTAACCTGTTCCGCACCGCTTACCGATGCGTTAAGTTTTATTCCAACTATTGTTTCTGCCATTTTATTTGTTTGTTAATGCGTACCATTCTGTTCCATCACATACTAAACAAGCCGTTCCGTAATGATTATTTATTGTGTAATTTGCTTGTCCGTCAATCAACTGGTCTGCGTATGCGTCAATGGTGAGTGTTCCCTGCGCACCTTTTTTTACAACCCAAATTAATTTGTGGGATGCGGTTGATGCGTCAGGTAATGTCAATGTGTGGTTGCCTGTTCCAAGCGAAATAATTATATCGTCATGTAAGTCAATATTATAATTGTTAGGCGGGAAAGCAAAACGATTTGTGCCGAAATTATTTGCTGTCATCAACTGCCCTTGCAGCCACACTTCGTCAGCCCCTACATTCTGCACACCTTCACCAATCACGATGCTGCGTTCACTATCGGGAAGGAATGTTGTTCCGCTTGTCGCAAAGGCAGCATTTGCCCTGCCGTAGTTTGTCACCGCATCCCCGGCAACAATGCCATCACCCACCGCATTGAAGTCACCCAGCGAAAACCCTTTGTTTTGGATTACCTTACCGGGAAGGTTGCCGCTACCAATCGGGTCTTTTTCGGTTTCCTGTGCGTCACCGCCACCACCACTTGACTGCGTACCGCCACCGCCCACGCTTCCGGTTGTTGCTGTGAATGTAGGCCCTGTTTTAAGGAACAGAAACTCACAGATATTTACCGATGGGTTAATCGGGTCATAGTCCTCAATCTTATTCAGGCGGAAGTAATTGCCATCAAAGAAATACAAGTCACGGAATGACAGCTTTTCCATGTCGGCCGGGGTAAGGTAGAAACTACCCTTTACCAACTTGCTGTCCTTGTCGGTTATTTCATTGATGTACTTGCGCCAATAGGCATTATAAAGGTTGTTGTTGGTTACGGGTGTATTTGACTGCAAACCGATGTAACGGGGTAGCCCGAAATTGATGTCGGTTGTCGAAGCCAACGGATCATCCAAATGCCCCATGAAAGGATATTTGGTTTCAATGGTAAAAGGCGGTACAAATGTACCCCTTCTTTTTCCTTCGGTTGCGTAATAGTTACCGCACGTTTTCACCTTGTACTGCAATATCCGCAAGTTGCCTGACTTTGTGCTTTCGGATGCAGTCTGAATTTCAGGTAGGTATTTATCCAATTCGTTTTGTGGCTTGACAATCAATGTCGGTACAAAGCCCACTTCGATTTTCTTTTCATCTTTCACAAAGTCATTTTGAACCAATATCTGTCTGTCACCATAAATCCGTGCATAGTCCTCTTTGTAGTTCTTATTGCCGTCATCGTCACCCTCTTTGTAGGTAAAGATATATTTACCTGCTTCAAGTTCACCCATCGGGGTAATTTCAAGCGGCTGCGATAAATCCCGTTTTTCTGTCCAATCCCTGACCGTATTGAGCAAAAATTCCTCACGCGGTAAAACCACCAGCGTTTTATCAATTTCGGTAGCTTCGATGTAAAGATTGAACATGGTGAAAAGCCACCGCATAAATTCACGCTGCTTTGTTTCTACGCCATTGAAAAACCCCGTGAAATCCATTGTATCTCCAAGGCCGTAAATACCATCTACAATTCCGTTGTAAAACTTGCTGCCAGAATTTTGTGTGTATGTATTTGATATTGGTACATATTTGTTTACAGCAGCTTCAAACACATAAACATCATCAAATTTGATTTCAACATAATCGCCACTATTTAAAACAATGTTTTCAAAAACAACAGTATTGTCAATAGAAAATGAAGTGCCTGATGTAGTTGACTTATATATTGGTTGACTTGTTCTTAATTTTATACCATTTACATATAAGAAATAAGAAACAGAATAATCAGAATTTGGGTCTACGTTTGTTATGGATGCGTTTGTGTATAAAAAAAAGTCATAGCGTTGCCCAGAATAATCATTTGTAAATATAGATGTTGCTGAGTCATACTGATTTGATGGGTCGCTTATTTCACTTGTAAAAAGAATTTTCTGTCCTGATGAATATGTTGTACCACTCGCTGCTGGTATTTCTGCTTCAAACTGCCTATTTTGTATTTGGGTTTCCGAAAGGAACGGCATCCGAGATGGACACGGCACAACCAATCTTTTGAACTGCGCTGTGTTGAAAAACGAACCGCTGCTGTATGTGTACCCTGCACCGCTAAATATTTTATCAACCACCGTTTTCGCATAGATATACGGGGTGACATCGTTTAAATCTAATTTCTTATAATCGGCATAAATACCGGGGTCAACCCACCCGTACACATATCCCTCACCAATGGGTGCGCCACCGCTGAAATTAACATATCCGCTGCTGTTTTTGATTATCGAAGTGTCCCATGAATTGAATATGTTGGTCGCATTCAGCACGTGATTGTATTCGGTGAAATCTAATTCCTCTAATTTGGCATCTGAAATCTTTGCAAATAGGTCAGCCAGTTCCCCGTGCATACTGCATTCGTACTCTATTTGGTTCAGGTCGTTAACCTTAATCGACAACAAACGGATAAAACCTTCTATCTGGGTGACCTCATCCACGGTCAACAGCGCATCGGCTTTCAGGTTAGGATTGAAATCGGGGCTGAAATTCGTGGATGTCGTGTTGCGGATAGACAAGTTCAAATCAAACAAGTGAGTGAACAGCTTGTTATTTGTCTTTGTACCGGGTAGCGTGAATGTCTTTGTCCAATCCGATGATCTGCTTTCCGGCTCCCGAATATCAGCAATGGACTTATTTATCTGTATTCCAAAATCGGTAGGTAAATCCACGCTGTACCCACCGCATACTAATCTTACGTTGTTCATGCGTTTTGCAACCTTTCAGGTTCTGTATATTCTACGGTTATTTGTAGGTTATTCGGGCCGTCAATGTAATCAAACACCTCATAATTAGTGTCTGTGATATTGACCGGAATGTCACCCAAGAAAACCACAGGTGAAGCAATCAAATCTTGTAACCATTCAAACTCAACTTCATTCAGCCAGTTTGTGTTCAGGACAACCTGCTTTGTCTTTTCGGTAGCATAGGAAGTCATCCCATGCTTTGTTTTGTCATACGCAAATGTGTTGCCTGTCAGCGTGTAGTTATTACGTTTAAACTGCTTTCTGCTCACGCTGTATTTGTCACGTGATGCCATGCTGCAACGCACATTTTCAAAGCCACCCAACGGGTTCAGGAAGTAAAGATATTGCGGCACATATTTGCTGCATTCTTCCACCACATCAAAGCGGTACACCTCGCTGAAATTGCCACCAATCGTCTGGGTGAATTGAATGGTGTAATATGCCGTGCCAACAGGCACAACGCTTCCGGGTGTTCCCGATGTCAACTCCCCTGCTGTGAGTGCGTTTAACTGAACCACACCTGCACCAAATCTAACCATGAATTGTGATGTGTCTGCTGTGCTTGGAGTCCAAGGCAGTTTCAAATAACTTGTGGCAATGACTGAACCTGCGGCATTGTATGCTATCACCTTTGGTTCGATGTTAAAACCGAGCAGCAAAAAATAAAGGTAGTCGTACTGCTCACGGGTCACAATCCTTGGCCGCACACGTGTGAGAAATTTGGCTGAATTGGGTGTGACATTTATCTTGTAAGTGTCGGGTGTTTCACTTCCGTACAGATTAAACAACCCGTTCCACACATATTTACCAGTGTCGGATGCAAGGTTCAGGTATTCCGTGCCGCCATACTCCTCGCCAAATTCCACGCTGTATGCAAGATAGCTGTTATTGCATTTGCTGATTGCGGTCAGGTTTTGGGTAAAATCGTAGGTCACATAGTTTTGCAATATGCGGCTGATGTTGAACACACCTTTGTCGGTAGTTCCATGAAATATCGGGGCTTTCAGTTTGGCAATGGTCGTGCCTGATGCGTTTTTGATTACCGCAATAAACTTGAAATTTGCCTGTGCGTAGTTGGTCGAAGTGACCACGTAACTGATATCCGAATAAACCGGGGCGACATCGTTCGGCTCGGTATTGATAGTGATTGCCATTACTTAAAAAAGTAGGTTTTCGCCTACCTATGTAGTGGCAATTTCACTTGTAACGTATGCGGTAATGGGTTTACCCAAGGCATCTCCCAAGTGCTGTGCGATTGCATCGATATTGGCAGGGGTCAGCACATCGCCTATAAAATTACCGCCTTTGTAACCAAACCTCTTTATTGTTCCTTTGGATGCTATTTTACGGGCAATGGCAATGGCCATAGATTTACGGGCTTCTAAAACTGATTGTGTGCTTTGCTCTTTTGATTTACGGACAGGAATACCCTTTGCACTTATCCATTCCTCAATAGATGCAATCGGTGGCCGTTTGCCTTTGCGCCTACCTTGGTCAGCCCACAAATAGTAATTCGCCATTTCAATAGGCACGGTCACTCCGTTGGCATTCTCCTGAAAGTCCCCGATGTTCACACTTGAACGCAGGTTTTTGGTAGCGACTAATTTCTTTTCTGTAATGTCTTGCCGCAACGCATCCACCAATCTTTGAGCCACACCTAAAACAAGGTCAGCAAGTAATGAATTTGGCATCGGGCTGTCGGGTATTCCGAACTTATCCAGCAATCCTTTGTTGATTGCATCCAGTTGCGCTTTGGTAATGTTCACACTTATAAAAGTAGAAACCCCGACACAATGGCCGGGGCTTCATCCGTATGGGATTTGCACCCATGTCTTCACAAAAGTGAGATGCTACTCAAAGGCAGTATTCATTCCTGCTTACACCAACGGAAATGCAAACTTACAACATTTCCTGCATCAATGCAATCTTGTAAACGGTGCTATCTTTGGCAGATTTTGCCGACTGCGCTGCTGTGTTTAATCGTTCTGTCCTTGCCCTGTCTTTTTCTGTTTGGAAACTGACTGCGTTCAAGAACTCCACAAGCGGCATATTCAAAAAGAAGTCCCACTTGGTGCGGTCACCCCCTGCGATGTTGTCCACCATTTTCAGCCAACTGATGGCGGGGCGGTCTTTTCGTCTGCTATCTTCTTCAACTTCTCCACTTCCTGCTCTAAATATACTTGGGTAGCTTCGAGTAATTCCGGTAAGCATAGAGAAAAAAAAAGCGTGTAGGCGTATGCAAAAGATATCGGCATCTTCTCCCTGAACTGGGTAGCAATCTTTTCAAAGTCATCTGTCTTGACTTCCTTGCGCTTTGGTGGGAATATCCGGTAAGGCACACACAATGCCGCCATAATCATGTGCAAGTTCTGCACCCACTTGTCCTTTTCAGCAAACAAGTCCTGCACCATGATAAATTGGTGGGCTTGCAAGTGGTGCTGATTGGCTGCGAATTTGTAAAGGGTGTTGCCGATACGGAAGCTACCCACGTTTTTTGCGGTGGGTAATTCTGCCATAAATGCAAGTTTCGATAGTGCAGCCGTGATGTCCACAATCCGCATCTCTTCTATTTCGTCCAGTTTTTTGCCTGATAAAATGGACAATGTTTTGAGCTGATTGTCAAAACTCGGCTCGGTCAATAGCTGCAATTCCTGAAACTGCGCTATGCTGATTTCATTCCAATTCTTTGGTAATTTCATTTGTTACCTCCGTATGTTTTGTTGTAGTAATTTTCTAATCCATTTTCGTCAACAAAAGATGCAGTATAATCTACATTGTCTTGCCCCGCTTGATAAGCATTTTCAATCTGCTCCTTCTCCATTTCTTTGGCTTGTGCAAATTCTTCTGCCGTAATATAGCCCTTTGGTCTGTATTTTTCTTCCAAAAATTCTACTGCTGTTTGTTTGTTTTCCATGCTACAAATATACAAAATTAAACAATGACAAATACCCCTTTCTTATTCTTTTGGCTGCAATACCGGGCAAGTGCCAAAGCACAAACAGCATCATCGTGCAACCCTGATGGTGCAGAATAACGAAGGCCCGTTGCCGTGTGTTCAAATTCAAAGTTACGCATCTCATCTGCGATTATGCCTTCGGGAAACTTAATCAGTCCAGCATGGACATCGGCTGTCAACTGCTCCATCATTTGTTGTTTGCTTACTGATGTGAACTTCACCCCAACGGAACGTGGACAATGCCGTTGTATTTTCTCAACAATCGGGTCACCTACTCCCGTGCTATCTATGGCAGCAGGGGTGTTGCCTACCACCCTGATGATGTGCTGTTCGGTTTGGGCCCAGTCCTTTTGAAAGCGGTCAAAATAGCACACCCGGTATTCGGAGTCAAGGCCAATGATTACCGTGTAGTCGCTGTACTTTGCAAGGTCAATTCCGTACCACTCAACAGGTGCGGTGGAAATCGGTGCAATGCACTGCATAATGTAGCTCAATCCAAACGGGTTGCTACCATCCTCGGTTGGTTCGGCCAAATACAACTCACTGAATATGTGCTGTGGCAAGTCACGTTTGGCCTGTTCAACTTCCTCTAATTTCAGGACACCAGCATTGACTGCGTCATAAGCGGTAATCTTAAAAAATCCATAGTTCTGCTCACCCATCCTTGCCCGTTCGGATAGCTTATAACCCCAGTTCTTTTTGCCTTTCACGTTGCCGATTAGCTTTGCCTTGCCTTCGGTTTTGGTCAGGGTAGAACGCAACGCATACCACGCATCTTCTCTCGCCCGTGTGAACTCATCAAACACCGCAGCATAGACGTCATCACCATAAAGGTTGTCGGGTTTGTCTGCGGACTTAAATTCAATTATCCCCCCGGTTGGCAGGGTTAAACGCAACTTGCTTTCATTCACCTTGAAAAAGTCACGCACGGTTACTTGGTTACGCATCCGCCTGAATGCAATCTCCGCCTGTTGATACACAGGTGCCACCCACCACACCGATTGGTTTTCTTTTAGCTTCAATGCCTGTTCAAATAGCCAAATGATATGACTGGCTGTCTTGCCCACTTTCGTAGCAGCAGCAGTCACGGTGTACCTATCAGGGCTATCAAGTATAGCCCGTTGGTAATCCGTTACGAATGGCCGGGTGTAGCTAATGTGCATTGATAAAATTCCAATCGGTCTTTGTTTATGGCTTCAAGGTTGTGGTGTTGATTGCAGTAAACCTGATTGGCAACCCCCCTGATTTTGTTTGCTTCGGGTTGGCTTTCCATTGCCTGTTTCATGGCATTGTACCATTCGTTTGGTGTGTTCAGGCAGAACTTCACCCCTGCATTATTCAGGTGTTGCAGGTATGGTTCAACTCCCGATGCAATCACGGGCAATCCATACGCAGCCGCTTCAATGATTTTCAGCTCACTCTTGCAGCTATTCCATTCGTTTTGTTCCAATGGTGCAAGGGCACAATCAAAAAGGCGGTAAAAATTGCCGTACTCGTTGGGCTGCTGTGCATGGCTGACTAATACCTGTGGCCGAAGTACCGGGTTGTTGCCGTTGAACTTGTACAAGATGCTATCCCAAATGTAATTATTTGCCATCCACCCGCACAAAACAAAGCGGACATTGTCATGCTCGTTGCAGATGCGTTCGATGGCCTCGGATAGTATCATGATGTCGTTGCTGTGGGTAAGTCCACCAACCCAGCCAAATGTAAAATACTCCCGTTCCTGTGGTGTGGCCAACCACTGGTCATCTGTAAGGTCAAGTGCATTTGGTAGCACCTGCACATTGCGGTTGTACTTGGATATTTTCTGCGCCAAATAATCGGTTGTCGTGGTCACACCATCGGCATACCTAATGCCATCGATGATCTGCTGCTTTAATTTGTGTTCCCGGAAGTACTTATATGTTGGGTGGTGTTTTGGAAGTACCCAATAGTCATCGATGTCCACGATGTATTTAATTCCGTTCTTTGCAAGGTAGTGGAGTATCTCGTAGTGGTTCTCTCCCAGCCATCTGTTGAAGATGACAAGGTCGTAGTTAGATAAATGCGGTATTCCATTGCGTTCAAAGTTTTGGGATATGCTGACGGTGATGTCATCAGGGTAATCAATCTGCAATCGTTTCAGGGGTGTGTATAAGCGGTGGTATTCAACTCCACCCATGCCTTCCCATAGGGCTAACACTTTCATTTCATCATCTCCTTTATTTCTGCAAATAGCCGCCTGATTTCGAGTGACTTGATTTTAAGACAGGCAACCCGTAGTTTGATTTCCCGTCTTTCTTTGGTGCGTTTTAGCCGCCTTCTTTGTGCTGTGTATTTCATTCGTATTCCTCTGTAAAATATTCGTATGCGTTCAGGTCATCGTCAATAATGGTGGCGTTAACCGCATCCATAATCTGTTTCTCAAACATTTTTTTTGCCTGTGCAAATTCTTCGGATGTTAGATAGCCCTTTGGTCTATACCTATCTTCCAACCATTCAACTGCTGTCTGTTTATTGCCCATCTAAATTAAGTGTTATTTTGATTTCGCCTGTGACCGTCTGGTTAACATCGGCCGTTTCCTTTGGTTTGCCATACACCCTGCTCAACAAAGTTTCAATGGAATACAAGCTGCCCTTTTCAAGTGACTTCCGCATAGCGTTTGCAATCGTCTTTTCGAGCACCGTTGCCTTCGGGTTCTGCCACACTTCTTTCAGTTCATCCAAGTCCATTGACAACATCGCCTGAATGGTGTCGTTTATTTCGGCAAGTTTGTACCCCTGTTCTTTGAGTAGAGTGACGTACTTTTTCGGTCTGCCGTTTGGGTTGGCAACCTCGCCTTTTTTGAATGGTGTTAAGTTTTGTTCGTTTGCCATATCTTCACTATTTGTTCACTATTTTCCACAAGTTGGACACATTTCTTTTTCTTCCGGTTCATCCTTGATTTCGGGTAGGTCAACTCCCCATGTGATTAACTCCTCTGCATCCCATTCGTTTGCCAATTCATCCCAGTTCCACTCCCCGAAAGATACGTTGTCCTTTATCAAAAATTCGTCACGCTGTTTGGCTGTCCACTCGTCTGCTAATATGATGGGAATTTCTGCCGCTCCGATATCGCAAAGTGCCTTATATCTCATGTTGCCGCCCAAAATTGTGTAACCACCAAAATCGGAAGTAACGCAAACCAATGGCCGTGCAACCAACATTTCAGGAAACTCAATCAGCGAACGCTTCAATTTGGCGAACTTATCCGCATTGATTGTCCGAGGATTGTTCGGGTTGGGGTGAATATCTATGAGCTTAACCCACTGCATTGACAAACTGCTTTGCTTTTTGTTTTACTTCGGGATAGGTTGCCATAACTTTTGCCATGCTTTCATTCATTGCTTTGATGTAATCTTCACGGGTTGCATCCGACATGGTTAAAATCTTTTTCACATCGTCATGGTCATTGACCACAATACAAGACACATCGGGTTGTAAATAGTCGCTATAACCTAATTCAAATGACTTTTTGTCCATGATTGGGATTGTTCCGTTCATCATTGATTTCAACACCACGTTGCACAGATATCCCAAATGTTTGAAGTGGACAAGGAATTTGGTCTTTGCCAACATTCCCTGTACATCGTGACATGGATTGTCATCAAGTCCATAAATAGGAATATTCAGGTTTTTGGTAATTTGATAGTTTGCGTAATCCCTTTGTGAATAGTAGTGAATAATGGTGACTGCATCCTGTGTTTTTTCCTGTGGTTTTTGCGGCTCAAATACAGGGGGCAAGATAATTGACTCGCCATCCCATTTTTGGGTGGTGTCTTTTGTGAATGCATATTTAAAACCCAGTGCAGTGATTGCGGAAGTATCTTGCACACATGGATAAATTATAGTCCTTTGTCGGTCAAGTCTATTGATTTGTGGCACATCGGGACAGGCAATGATTTGTGACACATCTGGGTAATCATTACCAATATGCCTTTGACCGGGACAAAAGAAATTCACCCGTTCATATTCGTCAATATGCCAGTCCCAAATTATCATGCAGAGTATATTCTCACGTTGCGGTTTATGTGATTGTCAGGAGTGAAACCAAACTGCTGCATCAAATGGTCAAGCCCTGCATGGCTGAAAATTGTGCAATGTCCTACCTTTGGCTCAATGTATGCGTCATGTTCGGTCAGCCAATCTGCAAATGATGTTTCAATCATTACCTTACTACCGGGGTGGCAGAACTCTTTTATTTCGGCCAACTCGGCAAATGGTGCGGTCAGGTGTTCGATTACCTCGGTCAGCACAATGACATCATAGTCCTTTTTAAGGGATAAAACATCTGCATAATATCCGTTATATGGGTCGTAACCATCGCAGTCAATACCAGCATCCTGCATGAATGTAACCATTAAACCAGTGCCGCAGCCGTAATCTAAAATGGTGGGGTTATCCTTTCCTGATATTTTCTGTATGCGATACATTCTTACAAGGTTCATCTCATCGGTGTTGCGAGTATCTTCATTGCCACCGCCCACCATGCCTGATTGGTCAAGTTTTTTGCAGAAGATGTTATTCAGTTCGTCAGTGTAGTATTGCACCCCACCTTTGATAAATGCCTTTTTAGCTACCTTCCCGGTAATGGGTGATTTAGTTTTGCTCATATTTTGATTTTAGTATCTGGGTCAGGTTCATAATTGTCCATGCACCATAGCCATTGTCGCCCGTTGGGATGACGTTGTGCGCAGTCGGGCAGATTTCAACTACTCGTGGGTGTTTCATGACCTCGGATATTGCATAGGCCATTGACTGGTTTCCGACAAATAACTCACAGCCCTTTATGATGCCGCACAATTCCGCAAAGTCTTTTACTTCGATGTGAGAAATGTCGGGCAGCTTGGCAGAAATGATGCGGTATTCATCGGCAAGCCCTACAAATTTTATCTTATCCTGATACCTGCGCAGGATGGAATAATCAAAAGTAGGGTTGTGATAACGGGCTGTTCGGTTCAAAATAATTTGGTGGTTGCCTAATTGCCACACATCAAAGTGTATCGGCTCGGCAAGGTTGCAGGTCAGTTCTGGGTAGATATGAAAATACCACTGGGAGATATGTCCAGTGTAATTGTGAAACTTCCTGAATAGGTTAAAATTGTAGTCGCATTTTGCGGCTTCATCCGTGATTGTGCATTTGCCTATGAAATCCGTAGACATCAGCAACGGCACGAGCATCTGTGCCATCTTTAAATTCATTTGCACCTTACCCATTGGGTGATTGAAATTGTATTGCGCTGGTACATCCACCTGTAAATATAAGTGAACCTTGCTATCGTGCAACCGAGATGCTGCTCTCATTGCCGGGAGTGCATATATCAAATCCCCTGCGTTGCCGCCATGAATAATACTAACCATTCAGGGCCTCCCGATATAATCTTTTCAAAGCGTCAAACATACAACTGCGACAAGCTGGGAATGGTTGTCCGTACAACTGCCTATGTACCTCGTTCAGTTTGGCATAGTACCCAGCTTCAAGTGAGTAAGTGCCGGTCTTGTTTATTCTCTCAATGTGCGACTTCAAGTCAAGGCAAAGACTGCGTTGTTCAGGTGTCATATACGAGTCATTATAAAGTAACAAACACAGGGTAAAACAACCCCCATAGCGATGCCAGTCAATGTGATTTCAATTAGTGTCATAGGTATCGGTCAATTAATGCTCCAAAGATAGCACATAATGCACCATAAATTATACCATACAATCCAAATTCAACTGTAAACCATACCAGCCCCACCCACCACGATAGGCAGAAACCGCATTCAAAAGGTTTGATTGTTTTGCGATAGCGGCTGTCAAGCGCATACACGAATGAAATCATCGGGGGAAAGAAGTACCGGGATAGCAGGACACAAAGTGCCGCCACTCCCAAAATGTCAGTCATCGTATTCATTATATTTTTCTTTGATTTGTGTTTTGATTGCGTTGATTATTTGGCTTATCTCCCGGTAATTGATTTTGGTGTCACGGGCAATCATTGCCATGCTCTGTTTATCTTCCCACAACTGCCATAACTTTACCACATACCACTCACTCCGGTTAAAATGGTTTGCCACCTCTTTGAAATTGACAGACTCCACCGCTTCCTGTTTGCGCCTGATGTGTGTTTCGTCATAGTCCTCTGCTTCCTCATCGTAATTTTCGGGCAAGGTTTCGGTAGTGCGTAGAAAGTCACGATAAAACTTTGTGTATCTGTTTCCGTTTACCGCATTGCAACCCACACGGACAAGGTAGTAAACCAGTCCATTACTTTGGTGCAGTTGTATCAGGCGATCGGCATCCATTTCACAGCAGATTAAAAGCAAGTGTTGTTGTAGGTCGGCAGCGACATGAGACCCTATTTTGTTACAGAAGTCAGGAAGCCACTTGGAATTGGCTAACTCAATCAGTATCTCGGTGCGCCTGTTCAAGTTTAAGGGCGTGAACTTTTTTCAGCCAGTCTTTGAATGACTTGTTATCCCCATACCGGGCATGGTCACGTCTGCACAATGCCATCAGGTTTTCAATTACATCAGCGTGTTTGCTTCCACCCATCCCCCGGGCTTCGATATGGTGAATGTCCACAGCTTGTGCGCCACATACCTCGCAAGGGATGAAATCGGTCTTGTCATAGCCGAAATGGTTAAGGTAAACTTTGGTGTGTTTTTTCACAGCAGGTCAAACTCTTTCACATAGCATACATCAACCCAATCATAACCTATTTTGTGTGGAAAGTTATCTGAATACAAACGGTGTCTTTTATCAAAATCTTCATAACTTTCATTTGGTTGTTTTTCAATATACGTTTTTGCGTATGCTTCTATGTCCTGCATAATATCTGCAAGTTTATCATTGGCATCGTCTTCGTTTTTGTAAATTCCAACGATTTGATACAATAATTCATCATGTTCATCGGTTTCAACTACTACTGCATAAACTTTCATGCGACAAAGTTTATTCGTAAAAGGTCTATTTTATTAAATTGTGGATAACTTTAACAAAAATAATTTAACAAAAAGTATTGCAAGTATAGAAAAGTATATTATATTTGCAGCATGGAAAACACAAAAACACCTTTTGAAATGGGCTGGATAGCCAGTCAGCAGTTTAATTACTACGAAACCGAAGGCGAAAATCCTTTTGAATTGAACTCCGATGACTTCAAAGAATGGGAAAAGGGATGGTCGTGGTACATAACCCAAACAATCGAATGGGAACGTGACGAACAAAGCGACATTGATTATCACGAAAGTCAGCAATATTGTAACGAATAATTTGGAAATCTAAAATCTTTGTTTTATAATTGCATATCGGAACAACAGGACTTCAACCCCCTGCCGAGAAAAGAAGATGAAAAAAGAACTTTACCAAACGCCCTACACAAGTACTATGCGGCTGCAATCTTCCAGCCGGGTTGAACATAGGAAAGTGTGGGGCGTTTTGTTTATGATTAAATTACCAAAACGAATGCCGATTGACATCTGCGACAGATGCATCGAAGAACTTTCCCAGCAGATTGGAAAGTTGGAAGTTGACTTCCTGACTCACAAAGTAAAGCAGCACGTTTACGATTACCGCAAAATGAACCTTGATTTTGAAGTGCTGTATTGGAACCAATGTAAAAAGTTAACATTGAAAGGACAGCCGAATGAATAATGGTTGGATTAAGATACACAGAAAAATGATGGAACACTGGATTTATCAAAACAGCCAGTATTTCCATTGGTGGACAGATTTACTTATGAATGCAAACTTTGAAGATAAGAAGATACTTATCAAAGGAAATTTGTATGACTGCAAACGTGGTCAAAGTCTTTATTCATTGGACACTTGGGCTAAACGATGGAAGGTAGATAAAAGCAAGGTACGTAGGTTTTTACAATTGCTTCAAAATGATGGCATGATTTTAATTGAAAACGTTTCAGTTTCGACACGGCTAACTATCTGTAAATATGAATGTTACCAAGACGAGCGAAACGCAGATGAAACGGAAGTGAAACGCAAACGAAACGCAGATGAAACGCAGGTGACACCAACTAAAGAATTAAAGAAAGATAAGAAAGAAAAGAAAGAAGAAGAAAATATATATAGGGCTTTTGACCATTTGGAAATTTCACGGCCTGAATTTGACAAACTGGTTGCAGAAGGTTGGTCACCTACGCAGGTAGATAATATTCTTGACCGGATTGAAAACTACAAAAAGAATAAGGATTACAAAAACCTTTACCGAACCGCACTGAATTGGCTGGCAAAAGAACCAAAGAAAGGAACAATACAAACACCAAAAACCTACATGGTGTTTTACAAAAAGCAAAACGATGCAGGCAAATTTGTGAACATGGAAATCAGTGTCACAGATCAAGGATTGCAAGAGCTGAAAAATTCAGGTGTTGAAATTTACCGCATTGTTGAACCTGAAATCAAAAACTTGGGGGGTGTTGTTTTATGAGCTACGCATTTTACAATATCGAAATACCGCAAGGTAAAACCACAGGTGAAGTTCAAACACTTTGCCCCCAGTGTAGCCATACCCGTAAAAAGAAAACCGACCGATGCCTATCGGTTAACCTTGATAAGAAAGCATGGATTTGTCACCATTGCGGATGGAAGGGTGCAATTATTGAACGCCCGGAAGTGGTGAAATACGAAGTGCCGGAATGGAAAAATACTACCGCACTTTCCGATAAGGTACTAAAATGGTTTGAAAGCCGCAGGATCACCGCAGCAACCGTGAACAAGATGCAAATCACGGAACAATCCGAATGGATGCCACAGGTCAGCAAGGAAGTGAACTGCATATGTTTCAATTACTTTGAGGATGGTGTACTTAAAAACGTGAAATACAGGGATGGTGCAAAGCATTTTAAGATGCACAAAGGCGCAGAACTTATCCCATACAACATTGACTGCCTTTCAACTGCAAATGAATTATGGATTGTCGAAGGTGAAATGGATGCACTCGCACTTATCGAAGCAGGAATTGAAAATGTAATTAGTGTGCCAAATGGCGCACAGCCAAACCTTACTTTCTTTGACCGCTTCATGCCTGCCTTTGACCACATCGAAAAGATACACATTGCAGTTGACAACGATGCGCCCGGTATTGAATTACGCAATGCCATTGCAGACAGGTTCGGAAAAGACAAATGTAATTACATTGTATTTCCCGATTGCAAAGATGCCAACGAGTATTTATTGCTGAATGGTGCGTTTGCCCTGCGTGATGCCTGCATGAATTTTTCCGAATTTCCCATGATTGGTGTGTTCGGTGTGACTGACTACCTGACCGAAATTGAAAACCTATACAATTACGGATTGCCGGAAGGTGCAAAAACCGGGATGGTTGGTTTTGATAAATACCTGTCATTTCATAAAGGTTATTTGACTACCATTACGGGCATCCCCGGACACGGGAAATCGGACTTTCTTGATCACGTTCTGCTTAAACTATTGCAAAGACACCAGTGGAAAGGTGCGTTTTACAGCCCTGAAAATAGACCAGTTGAACTTCATATCAGTAAGATGCTGCGTAAGTTGACCAAGCGGCCATTTATGGGGCAGCACAGGATGAACCAACAGGAAATATACGAAGCACTTTACTTGCTTGAAAACAGCATATTCTTTGTAAAACCTGAAAAGGACTTCTCACTTGACAGTATACTTGCAAAAGTTGCCGAACTCAAAAACAGAAAGAATATAGATTGGTTTGTCATTGACGCATGGAACAAATTAGAGCATCAGTACGGTGAAAGTGAAACGAAATACATCGGGCAGTCACTGGATAAGATTGTAAATTTCTGCGAGAGGTACAACGTGCATTGTTTTTTGGTGGCTCACCCACGTAAAATAGGCAGAAAAGATGATGGAAATTATGATGTACCGAGCTTGTATGACATAGCCGGCAGTGCAAATTTTTACAACAAGACCGACAATGGACTTACAGTGTACCGAAATTTCAGCAATAACACTGTGGAAGTTCACATCCAAAAAGTTAAGTTCTCGCACTGGGGGGAAATCGGCATACAGAAATTTAATTATGATATTTCAACAGGATTGTATATTGAAACTAATGTTTAATTTACTATATTTGCACCATGAGAATAAAAATCAAAGCACCACAGCGCAACAGCAGGACAACATTTCGTCAAAGTGAAATCGACAGAATGAAAGAAGTAATCAGACACCAGCAAATCCGCATCAGGGAATTGGAAACCGTGCTGAAAGTACAGGACATTGACAAGGATGATGAGCATATCAAGGCCACACACCTTGCAATCAGGTCGGTATTTCCGTACTATCAGCCCGAATTTATCAAGGTGAAAGCCCGTAAACGTGAGGTGTTGGAATTGCGGCAGATATTCATTTGGATTTTGCGGCATAAAACCTCGTTATCGTTGAAGAAAATCGGTCAATTATGCGGTGGCCGTGACCACTCCACAATGATACACAGCGTTGAAACGGTGGACAACCTAATGACTTTTGACAAATCATTTGCCCGGAAGGTGGAAGCGGTGAAAAATGCTTATCAAAACTTTGTAGAACAGATTTAAATAACTATATTTGCACCATGTTAATACTCGATATATGCCTATCAGATTTGCCCAGTGAGGCAATCACTACCGGAAAGAACGGAAAGAAGTACATCAAGCTCGTATGTGCTGAACGTAAAGCCGAAGGAAAGTTCGGAGAAACTCATTACATTGCCCTGTCGCAAACCAAAGAAGAACGGGAAGCCAAGAAACCTGCAACCTATGTTGGGGGTGCTAAAAATGTAAGTTACAAAAATGTAACACCCAGCAAAAGCGGTATTCCTGATGCGGCAAAAGAGGAATATGCGAACTCAATGTACAACCAAAATAGCAACGATTTACCGTTCTAATGCAAAACAAAATCATTGAAACCTGCGACCAAATCTGCTCAATGTTGGTGGAAAAGAATGCCAAGTATGGAAACTCCGCACTGGAACCGGTGCGAGTTTTCAGCAAGGCATCCACAACAGAGCAGTTGCTTGTCCGCATTGATGACAAGTTAAGCCGCATCAAAACAACCGGGATGGAAGCACCCGATGAAGACACACTCAATGACCTTATCGGGTATCTTATCCTGCTGAAAATTGCAACCAAAAATGAAAACAACACAGAAGATAAAAATACTTATGAAGTTGATAAGTTAATGACCGAATTTGCAAATCACATAATAAACAAAAAAAATGACACACGAGGATAAACGCAAACACTTTATTGCACACGCCCGTAAAGGCATGAAGATGCAGGTTGTTGATGCCTGTAAAGGTGTGGCAAGTTATGCCACCGTGATAAAGGCCCTGAACAATCCCAGCAAATACAAGAGCAAAAAAGAGCAACAGGTAATTGACACGGCTTTTGCGTTGCTATGACAACGGAAGACCGGGGATATAAAACGGTGGTATATTGGAAAGACCAGATGCTGTCTTTTGAGCCAGTGCCCGATGACGAAGTGGAAAAGACCCTCAAAAAATATCGGAAGAAAGGATTTCAAGCTGAACCGATTTCGGATGACCTGATAAAAAAAATTGCAGAAAGCTTGAAAATATAAAAACTTATACTATATTTGCATCATGGAAACACAAATAAAAGTCACACACACCGGCAGCTATTCTGCCAAGTTTGAACACGATGATGTCATCTACAACATTGACTGGGAAGATGACAGCAACACCATTTATTTCATTCAGGAATTTGCACCCGGTCAAGATGGCCGCAAATGCGTGAGCATCCCAGCTGAAATTCTGCCAACCTTAATCAGGATTTTTGGTACAATCCACACGGACAATTTAAAATAACAAGGCAAAATCAAGACAAACACTTTAATATTCCAAGGACAATGAATGAAATTTTAACCGCACCTATTCAGCCAAACGAGATTGAATGGCGAGTGCAATCAGTCACCAGCACGGGCAAAATGATTGTCGTGCCGTACATTAACAACAGATGCGTAATGCAACGCTTTGACGCTGCCTTCGGGCCGACAAATTGGACATCCGAGTTCAGGGAGATAGGCAATGGCTTTATCTGCCGTTTGACGATACATTATAATGACGAAGAAGGTTTTGTAAAAAAAATCTACCGTGAAGATGGTGCATCAAAGACAAATATCGAACCTGAAAAGGGCGGTATCTCGGATGCAATGAAAAGGGCTGCGGTGCAGTTTGGTTTGGGCCGCTGCCTGTATGATTACCCCAAGGTGTTCATCGAATGCAACGAAAAGTATATCCCTGACTGGGCGCAAGACAAACTGACCAAGCTGGTGGAGTGGGTTAATCTCGGTAACTTCAAAGAGGTGATAATTTTGAAGCCATGACAGATGTAGTTAAATTGATGTTTGATGTAGAGGAAGGCAACGCATCCGCTTTGGATGCGTTCTGCCACCTCACCCGCATTGAAAAGCAAATCAAAGCCGCCAAAGAGCAGATACAATCCCAAGCCATAAACGAAGCACAGATGTATGGCAAGACATTTCAGCACATGGGCTTTGAAATCCAATGTCGTTCCGGTGCTGGGCGGTGGAAGTTTGATCACCTTGACGAATGGGTTGTTGCAAAAAACCAACTATCTGCCGTTGAAGATATGGCAAAGTGGGCATACAAGTCCGAAGAAAAAGGAGTGCTGCCCGTTACCGATGGCGGTGAAATAATCCAACCTGCTGTGTATGTGGCAGGAAGTGACACCATTGCATTAAAGGAGATTGAAAAATGAAACAGACAATATTGTTAACAGCATTTTTAGGAATATTAACATTTGGATTTATTTATTTATTAGGTGCATTTTATTCAGCATCATTTGATATTTCCAAGTGGACTTATGATGCAAGATTTGCAATATCTTCTATTGGCGGTTTTTTAAGTGCATTGGTTATGATACATTACAACATATATGGAGGTAACAATGCTGAATAAACGTGAAATCCCGAAGTCAATAGAACAATGGCAACCACCATGCGAGGATGAAGTCATTGAAGCACAGCCATACGATTACAGCCAAATGCCTGATGACATCCCCAGCGTGGATGACTGGTTCAAAATAAGGGTATGGCAGGATGAATTGAACGGGGTTGCCTTAACCGGATAATCACATCAAAATGTGGATTACGCATAAAAAACAACCTTCTATTATTGGAGTAATGTTAAAACCACAGTATAATGTGATTGCACTATGTTAGCACTCGGATTAGTTTTGTATATTGCCCCTGCCTTGTTAGCATTCATCGACTTTTTGGTGGATGTTAGCAATCGCAGGGGCTAACTACTTTTATAGATAGATGACTAAAATTGAAATCGTCAAATCTATCATGCAGCAGCACATGCTCGATGGGCAGCTGATGTTGCCAAAACAAACACTCGCCAAACTTATTTACGAACAAAACCCCGGTGTATGGCCGAACGTGGATGCGGTACGAAAGCAAATAAGAGCAGCCACAGGTTCAATGGGTAGTAATTCATACGCAAAAAAACACAGCGAAAATATGCCCGGTAAATCTACCATCGAAGAAGGGTTAAAGAAATTTGGCCTTTACACCAAGCTACCAGTGCGAAAGGATGTGGTGCTACCCGCAGGAAAATATCTTGTAATGTCCGACATTCACTTTCCCGAACATGATCCACTTGCAATCCAAGCATCACTTGAATATGGAAAAGAAAAAGGCATCACAGGCATTGTGCTGAATGGTGACATTATTGATATGTACATGGTGAGCAGATTTTTACAGGAAACCAAACGGCCAAGCATCCGTGAGGAATTGATAATGACAAGAAACTTCTTTCACTTGCTACGTGAGGAGTTCCCAAACCTACCTATCTGGTACAAGTTCGGCAACCACGAAGAAAGGATGCGCCATTATTTGTTAAGCAATGCCCGTGCCATTGAAGATCTTGACGGCATCACCCTTGAAGAACAACTGCACTTGAAAAAGTACGACATCAAAGTGGTGTTTCGTGAGCGGATAAAGGCAGGTAAACTTGACATTCTGCACGGACACGAATTTCAAAAGTCAATTATGGCTCCCGTGAACCCGGCAAGGGGTGCATTTATGAGGGCAAAATCTTCGCTGCTTATCGGACACCACCACCAGACATCATCACACCACGAAAACAACCTGAAAGGTGATGAGATTGTTTGCTTTTCAACTGGGTGTCATTGCACGTTAACCCCTGAATACAACCCCTACGGCTACATCAAACAAAATCATGGTGGTGCTATCGTGACCGTATTACCTAACCGAAACTTCCACGTAGAAAACTACCGCATAATAGAAGGGAGAGTTTACTAATGTTTCACACTCCGTTATGTTTGGAAGTAATTGCAGGTGATGAGTTTGAAGAAAAACTACTTGAAATGGGGATTGCACCTGCCGAAGTTGACTTGTATGCCGAGCCGACATTCCCTGTCTGTTTTTGGAAGTTTGACTGCATGATGCCTGACAACCGCAGCACACCAAAAAAGCCGCTGACAATTCTTG